ATTTTCCTGATAGTAAAGCTAGTATAAGATCTTTTTTATCTTTGATTTCAACAGATGATAGATATAAAAGTGTTATAGAATCTACAGAGAAAGTAGAGGATATGTTTAAAGGTATGAGTCCATATGCAGAAAGAACAGACTATCCTAGTTTTTTAGCAAATGTATATAATAATAGAATTAAACCAATTATAGAAACAGAAAATATGTTATTGCCTAGAGCTAAACCTATAATGGACCAAATGAATACTCTAAAATAAAAAAGGGAGCCATAAAGACTCCCCTTAAGCAACACAAGACTTCCTGATTTTAATCAGGAGGTCTTTTTTTTTGTCTAAATTTTCTGTATAATTTGTTTAATATCATCTTGTAACTTTTTACCCACAGAGTTAGCATGATTAATTATAGCCGCACATAAATTTGCTTGATACGGAAAACCTTTTAAAGCATCTCTTATTTTACCTACAGGTTTACCACCATAGTCAATAACAATAGCATTGTTTTTATTCAAGCCTATTTTTAATTCAAATAATATACCAGTATACTTACTTAAATTATTTTTTTCCATTATCTTTCTCCCCAGTTTTTGGCTCAAAAGGTGTTAATGTTGCTAAACTATTCATAATGGTAATAACTTCTCCATATGGTCTAGTCATTAGATACTTCATGATATCTTTTAATTTTTCAGAATCAATAAGATATTGTCTTGGTTGTACTTGTTTATCCATCTATCCTCCTATTAAAATGGTATATCATCCTCATCAGGATAATACTTATCTATTGCTTTTATTTTATCACATGCACATGTTATTGCTTCTAATTGTTTATCTATCTCTTCAGCAAACTGTGGATGTTCTCCTATACCTACAGGTTTATCTAGGTATATTTGTATCGTAGCTTTTGCTACATCTACTTCTGCCTCATACTTTTTTTTCAAAGCATCCAGCATATCTCTTTTAAACATTACTCTGCTCCTTTGAATTGGTAGTATTTATTTTCTACTAGTTCCTCACTATCAAAGTAAGGATTAGTTTTTGCTGCCTTTGATTCTCTGGCATCTCGTATAGTTTGATTTAACGTTCTACCTTCACGTAAACAACCTGCTACAAAATCTTCTAATTCCATTATTGCTTGTTTAACTTGACCCATTACTATTAACCTCCTTGACTAATCTATCTAAATACCATTGTGCTTTTTGTAAATCTTCTAATGGCTCACCTTTAAATTTATACCTTGAAACATACTTAAGTATATTACCTTTTAGGTATCCATGAAACTCATCATTAGTCATACAATCACATATAACATCTATAGTTTCTTTTTTACCGTGTAGATAATGTGCAGGTCTATTTACATTGTTATAGTATACAGTTCTTTCTGGCACTATCTCGTTTTCATATGTTTTATCTTCGTCCATATTCTCTCCTTACAGTTTTAATATCAAGTAACTCCATATTATAATTACCATCTTTAACTTCACGTTTAATTATTAAACCACTCCACCATAAGTGTTGAGTATCTCTAGCGAAATGCTCTGAATGATTTAAATAGCATCCAGCAGATAATCCATGTAACTTTTTACCATTAGGTAAAGTAGACAATGCATAATCTAATAAATGACTATGCCCCACTGTAGCAGAAACTTTGTGTTTTGTCAAGATAGTTCTTGCAATATTTTCACCAGATATTGCACTACCCATAATACCAGAAGGTAAATGGTGGCAGTAATGTACACCATCTATAACTTTAATTTTTTTATATGGTATCTCTTGCCAACCATATTGTTTAAATTTAAGATCACTAATTTTAAGTGTACCATCTAGCTCTGGATTGTCATCTACAAATCTATCAATCCTATCTTCGTGATTACCGTGAAGCATAATCTTTCTAGCTTTATGTTTACCTAAACCTTTATTAAATAAAGATAGTGCATTGTGAGAATGCTCCATATCTTTTTGATATCTTCTACCTTCAAATGATTTTTTTGCTCGATCATATGATGATAGAGAATCCATACTACAAAAGTCACCCATACATATTATATGTGAAACTTTATAATCTGCTGCTAATCTACCTGCCCACAGAAATCTTTCATTGCTTGCTTTAGGTGTACAATGAGGGTCACCTATAACTAAGTGCGTTGCCATTAGTTTAACTCCTTATCTCGTTTCATTTTTAAGTACTCAAGAAAATCAATAACATTAGACTCATCATCAAATTCTGCCACAGAACTTATTGTTAAATCTTTGTCACTTTTCTTTTTATCTTCAGCATAACCACGGAGTCCCCATAGAAACGTTGAATGGGGGTCAGAAGTTGCCATCTTTATCATGCCTCTAGCTATAGTAGAACATAATTCATATTCTTCTGTAGTCATTTTAGATTTACTATCCATAATTATACCACAGTGAAAACCTTTTTGCCAAGGACTTACTATTACCTTAACAGAATTTACATAACTCATTTTAGTTTTTTTCATTAGTGCCAATATTTATCATAATTTTCTTTATTATATTCTATTACTTTATGTTCGTAATTTCTTTTTTTACTTTTTTTAGCAAACTCTTGTGCCTCTTCTTCTTTACTAAATATCATGTTTGTAAACATTTTATAATCCTTATCTTTTTTTTGTTTATATATTACAAAGTATAACATAGTTAGAGTCGGTGAAGAATAGACCCCTCAAACTACTCTCCACCAGCCTCCATAGTCTCATCCTTTTTAGGATTTTTGACTTCAGTGTACCAAACCCATTTAGGGTTCTTACCTTTAGATTGCTGTTGTGGTAACAACTGCAACTTA